ACTCCACATCAACAGGCAATGTTGACACCACCTAATCCTCCAACAAAGGAGATGGTGGAAAAAGCAAAATTTATCGACAAAACTTACGTTTGGAAACATGCTGGTGTTCGACTTGGAGACGGACGGTCTTCTCAATGATGTTACCTGCATCCACTGTTTGGTCATCTATGACTCTGAAGCTGACGAAACTTACGTCTACAACGACAAAGGTTCTGAAGAACCTATTGTTCGTGGGGTTCAACTGCTAGAGGAAGCTGAAGTCATTTGTGGTCACAATGTGATTTCTTATGACATACCAGTTATTGAAAAAATTTATCCGTGGTTTAACTCTAAAGCATTGGTCATTGATACCTTACTTTTGTCGCGCTTATATCACGCGGACATGATGAAGGTAGATCAAAAAAGAAATAAACCACGTATGCCACAACAAATGTATGGAAGACACTCTCTTGAATCCTACGGTTACCGATTAGGTGAATACAAAGGAGAGTTTGGCAAGACCACAGATTGGAAAGAGTGGTCACAAGAAATGCAGGATTACTGCATACAAGATGTAAACGTTACTAAAAAACTATGCGAGCACTTCCACCCTTACCTGAGTGGGTCGCACTAGAGCACAAGGTAGCAACCATACTCGCTAAGCAAGAACAACATGGATGGTATTTTGATGAGCGGTCTGCATGGCAACTTGCATCGACTCTCCAACAAGAACTTCAAGATCTTGAAGAGGTACTTCGCACGCGACACCCTAACGTCGCAGGAGCTGAGTTCACTCCAAAACGAAATAACAAAACTAGCGGCTACATCGAAGGAGCATCCTTCACACGACTCAAAGAACTAAACCCTACATCCCGCGATCACATCTCATGGATATTGCAAACGTACTATGGTTGGAATCCAACCCAGAAGACAACTACTGGGAAACCAGTTATCGACGAAGTTATTCTGACCGAGATTGGATCAGAGATTTCTACGATGTTTGCGAGATGTTTGACGGTAACGAAAATGCTTGGGATGCTGTCGAACGGCGTGAACGCATGGCTCAAGTTGAGTACGAAGAATAGGATTCATCATCACTGTTCTATTGCTACAGCTACGCACAGATGTGCACATAGAAAACCAAATTTAGCGCAGGTTCCTAGTGATCCAGAATTTAGAAAATTATTTCAAGCATCCCCTGGCCAAATTATGGTGGGTGCAGACCTTAGTGGTATTGAGCTTCGTATGCTCGCCCATTATCTTAGTCGCTATGACACACACTTCGCCGACACCCTTCTCAATGGAGACATCCACCAAGTAAATGCAGATAGGGTCGGCGTCTCAAGACGTCAGATCAAGACAATTTGTTATGCATGGTGCTACGGTGCTGGAGATGAAAAGATAGGCCACAGCTATGACCCACAGTTGTCATCTGCTAAGGCGAAAAAGAAAGGCAAAGAGATCCGCAAAGCATTTGTTGATGCCATCCCTGGCATGTCAGATCTACTACAAGCAATTGATGTAGCAGCTAAACGTGGATCCGTGAGGTCTATTGATGGTCGTGTGATCACTCTAGATAGTCCTCACAAAGCATTAAACTTCCTTTTGCAGTCATCGGCTGGTGTTATCAGCCGTAGGTGGATTGCTGTTACCCACGACACAATCGAACAAACAAAGTTGTGTGCATCACAACTTGCATATATTCATGATGAATTACAATTTGAATGCGACCCAAAGCACGCAGAAGATTTATCAACATCCTTGGTATTTAGCGCTGCAGCGGCTGGCGAATACTACAACTTACGAATCCCAATCGCCGCAGAAGCAAAAATCGGAAACAACTGGTCGGAGGTTCATTGAATGAAGTTATTGGTAGACGCAGACTTTATTGTCTATAAGTCTTGCGCTGCCGCTGAAACAGAAATTGATTGGGGTGATGATGTCATCCTAGTAACTAGTAAATTTAGCGAAGCGTACAAAAATGTTCTAAAAGAACTACATAGAATTAGAGATCAGTTTCTATGGGATGCACCTGAGCTGATCTTGTTCTTCAGTGACTCACAGAATTTTAGGAAGAAAATTTTTCCTGATTACAAAGGTCATCGAAATCGTAAGAAGCCGTGTGGCTACCGACGTGTTATTGAAGAACTTAAAAAAGAATACAACGTCATCAGGATGCCAGAGCTGGAAGCAGATGATGCTATGGGTATTTATGCAACAGCTAATCCTGGTAACATCATTGTTAGTCCTGACAAAGACATGCGCCAGATCCCTGGTCGTGTCTACAACTTAGACGAAACGATTCACGTCACACCAGAGGAGGGTGCTAAGTGGCATCTAATCCAGACACTTGCCGGTGACCAGACAGATGGTTACAGCGGTGTACCTGGCATTGGTGTGAAACGTGCAGTGGCTTTATTTGAAGAGTGTGACTACAGCTGGGAAACAGTTGTACTCGCTTTTGCAAGTAAGGATCTTGATGAAGAGACTGCATTGATGAACGCACGTCTTGCACGAATCCTTACATGTAATGACTATGACCAAATCAACAGACAAGTCATACCTTGGACCCCCACCCCCGGTTATCGAGTTGACAGTGGAACAGGAGTTCAAGATCAGACGACTGACAGACCTTCTACCTAAAGCTGATAAGGATGACATTGTTACTGTCTTCCTAGCTTTACAAAGGCAGAACTTTGTCCTTGCTAATACTGTAAGTAATTTAATTAAAGAATGGCCGACCCACCCACTACCTGGACAGTAATGAATGACCTTGATGAGGCATTCAATCAAATTGGAACCTTTGAGTTCTTACTTGATCAACTGCAAGAGGCTGTTGATAAACAAGAATGGAGGCAAATTGTTGACACGTCTCATGCATTGATTGCGTTCCTACCTCCATACATTGATAACTACGAAAAGAAATTCCAAGTTGCATGGAAGAAAACAGTTAATCATGACAACTAAATCACCCAAACACTACACCCGTGGTTCCATTGAAGTCTGGGATTTCATCAGGGATCAAGACTTAAACTATCATCTCGGTAATGCTATTAAATATATTTGCAGAGCCGGTCACAAAACTCCTTGGACGAAAGCGGAGGACCTTAAAAAAGCTATCCATTATCTTGAAAATGAACTCAAACACACAGCACTGCAAGACCCAATCGCTTTCCGACCAGGCGATCCAGTTCCGCACAGCGTATGGGATGACGAATGGGATTGGGAATCGGACTATGCAACGGGATTTGATCGCTGAAGAATACTTAGAGTTTCGGCGTTCAATGCGTGAGGGGTATGAGCAAGAACTCAAAGAGCTTGCAGATCTTGTGTATGTCTGCTTTCAATATGCTGAAAATATGGAATGGGATCTAGAAGAAGCACTTGATCGAGTCCATAAATCTAATATGTCAAAGCTCGGATTAGATGGTAAACCCATCCGCCGCAGTGATGGCAAGGTTCTGAAAGGACCTAACTATGTACCACCCAAATTGACTGATCTTGTAAATGGCTGAACTTATCTCTAGAACTGGACGTGTCCAATCTTGGATTGATGATCCTGATGGACGTCTTCCCGTGTCGTGCACGGTTTTTGTAGTTGACAACGAAATGGAGGGACCAAATGGAATCGAAGCATCTTGGAGATTTGCGTCTCACGCTTTACGAAACGGCGCAGGAGTTGCTATCCATCTATCGCGACTCGACGCTAAAGGATTCGAGAGACCGTCTGGCGTCGTTGCGAGTGGTCCTGTATCATTTGGACGAATCTACTCGGCTCTTAACGAAACTCTCAGAAGGGGCGGCAAATACAAGAACGGTGCCATAGTGTTGCATATTGACGCTAATTCTCCTGACCTTGTAGATTTTATTGAGACACCACGTGATGTACTACCTTGGGTAAAACGTTGCGTTGATATTTGTGATGACTGGTGGAACGAGCTGACACCAGAAGTTAAACAAAGTTTGCTTCAAGGTATGAAGCGTGGAGATGTATGGCTCAACAAAGTTAAGTATGACAATGATGGAAATCGGATCTACGGAAATGTCTGCTTGGAGGTATACCTGCCCTCACGCGGAACATGTTTGCTTGAGCACATCAATCTCTCTGCCTGTGAGTTCGACACAATCCCGCGAGCTTTCGTTGAGGGTATGCAGGAATTGTGCTCCCTCCACAGTCGCACTGGCGTTGGTGATTCAGGAGAATATCTCCCTCCAGAACGTGACCGACAAGTCGGACTGGGAATGCTTGGACTCGCTAATCTCCTCGGACGATACGGAATAAGTTACAAACAATTCGGTGATGCTCTTGAGCAATTCACCTCAGGTGAAGTCAAGGCTTCCCCTGCCTACGAGCTGGCCTCCCAGCTTGCTGCTGGCATCGAGCAAGCGGCGTCCATCGCTAGGCAACACAATATGGTCAGAGCGTTTGCAATCGCTCCCACAGCGTCTTGTAGCTACCGCTCACAAAGCATTGATGGGTTTACTGCAACGCCTGAGATCGCACCACCAATTGCACGTACTGTTGACCGTGACAGTGGTACGTTTGGTGTACAGACATATGACTACGGAAACGTAGAGATTGCTTCTGCTGTCGGCTGGGAAGCATTCAAGAAAGTTGCCGACAACATTATGATTTTGTTGGATAGGACTGGACTTCTTCATGGATACTCTTTGAACTGGTGGTCAGATGTGGTCACCATGGATGAGAGCTTTATCGAAGAGTGGCTGAAATCGCCCCAGACTTCCCTCTACTACTCCCTTCAAGTGATGGGTGACGTACAGGACAAGTCAAGCGCATATGCTGCTTTGGATGAACTGGAAGTCAACGATTACTTGGAGGATCTTTTAAACGAACCTCAATGTGATTGCCAAGAATGAACCCTTATCAGAAACTACTCAATCGTAAACGTAAATGGACACCTGTCCAAGTCGAAGCAGGCAAAGTAAAGGATGGTGCGGAAGATGTTATCTATCGTGCTCTTGCTTTGCGTCATATGGAACTACCTGTAGGTGACTTTATTAAAGATGCACTCGCTACTGAAGTACCAGAGATCGCGCGTGATCTCCTTTTGTCTAATGTCACAGACGAAGAGAACCACGACGTTGCACTCGGTTACATTGCCAAGGCTTACGGCGTTGATGAAAAGGCTGAAGCCGAGGCACTCAAACTACGACAAGCTTGGATTGCACATCCAGATCATACGATCACCAAAGCAATGGTTGCCGAACGTGCAATCTTCTTTGTACTCTTGCCGCTATTTCGCTTTACAGGTGACGCTGGCATGAGGACTACCTCTGCTGATATTAGTCGTGACGAACAAATTCATGTGGCTACCAATAGTCTGGTTCATAGTGAGCTGGGGTATAACATCAGTCCTTCTCTTGATAAGCTCCGCAAGGCGACTATCAATTGGGTGATGCAACCGCTTGGTAATAGCCAAGATAAATATTTGAACAAACAATTCTGGCTGTCATCTAGTGACCGCTTGATGTACGAAGGTAAAGCACCTGAGCTTGCCGACACTAAGGCTGCACGTATGCCTGCATTCTTTGAACACAGTAATGTCAATCTCCCCCAATATGCTTGAGGTCTTCGGAATGGAAGCCCGAGCTGTACTAACTGAAATGGAGGACCGGTTTCCACCGGTCACTCCTTCTCCAGAAGATTCAATTGAAAAGATCATGTACCGCTCTGGCCAACGTTCAGTTGTGGAGTGGTTAGTAAACCGACTTGAGGACAACGATGGCTAAGTTAAATAAAAAATATTCAGAACTTAATGAAAAGGCAAAGAAAAATCTAATAGAAAAATATGGCAGCAAAGCAAAAGCAGTGGCTTCACATTCTGCTGCACGTACATTAGAAGGTAAAAAGAATAATCCTTACCCATCAAAGGATGAAAAAAAAGCTGCTCTTCAAATAGTAGCCAGTGACGATAATAAGATTGGTAGAGGTGAGGCAAACAAACTTTTGCAGATGGGTATCAAGCCTAAAACTATTAACAAATTTGTTAAGTCTAACTCAGAGGTTAATTATTCAAATAAAGCAGCAACAACTATATCTTCTTATGCCAAGAATCCAACTCATGCTCAGGCAGCGTTGACTTTGACAAAATCTGGCAAAATCATTACCTCTGATGACGATGATGATGGTACAGGTGATGATACAGGTGATGATACAGGTGGTGGTCCAGGTGGTGGTCCAGGTGGTGGTCCAGGTGGAAATATTATTCC